TAGAGAAGGACGCCTAGCTTTAGAGGAGGAGCTAGGCTATCGAGTATCTCAATTCAAACTTATAGATAAGCGGATAGATAAGAGGTTGCGGAAGCTGTCAAAAGAAAAGAAGAGGCTAGAAGCCAACCCAATAATAGATCCTTTGCTTCGCTATGAGCGTATTGAAATCATTAGTTCTCAGCAAGAACTTCTCTATGACGAATACAATATGAAGTACAAAGAACTGACCAAATGAAAGCTAAAAAGCTCCAGCCAGGATCTAAGTATGAAGCCCTAGATCTAGACAATGATGGCGAAGTTTCTGATCACGAAATACAGCTATCAAAGGAGCTACAGCAACTCGAAATATCCAACGAGAGGGCGGATGCACAGAGGGCTATGAGTTGGTTCGCTCTCTGGGGAATGCTCCTGTATCCCTCTCTGGTGGTCTTCAGTAGCTGGGTAGGGCTAGCACAAGCAGCCGACATATTGGGCGATATGGCTAGTGTTTACTTCGTGTCGGTAGCAGGCATATTGGCTGCGTTCTTTGCTGCTCAAAGCTTTCAAAATAGGAGCTAGTAGGCACATTTATCAACCGATCACAAATGGGGAAAGTCCGCAAAAAAATAAGGACTTGTTCCATTTGGAATTTTTGTTTCTTAAAATTTACTTAATAAGGAGTAAATGATGAACCTGAACGGTGAAGTAGAGCGCCTACAAGACGATCCTTGCAGCGGTTGGTGTACGACAAGGCAGTGGGGTGACTCACGGTGCAAGGGCTGTGGCAGATACGAGAATGAGATTTCTCAGTGGGGGTCGCTCGGTGAGATATATCGGAAACTGAGAGTGCTAGAGAATAGCGAGGAAGGTTACCCAATCCGCCACATGAACAAGAAAGGCTGGAGACCTGTCCCAGTAAATCTAATCGAACTGCCGTGATCATGATGTTTCTTCTTGTTGTCGTGGTAGACAACCAGAAGCTAGAAGAATCTTTCATGTTTAGGGATTTACGCAGATGCAACTATTTCGCCCACCTCATCGAAAGTGGCAAGACAGAGTTCAAGGATAGGCATCGTGGGCAAGCTAATATCACAGCTTACTGCATCCCAAAATATGGCAGTAAAAACCTAAAAACGTGGGATTAAGTGTCCCGTCTCTCGATCACGCTGACGGGCAAGCGCTAACAGGCATGAACACCTTGATCTATTTGTTCTTAAAGATCTGCTTCCTTCACGAAAACACCAGCAACCATGACACCCTTGCGGTCCTTGATATCTCGATAGGCATTTGTCAAAGCTTCAACTAGTTGAATATTGTTCCGCATACAGATGTTTATTAAGACCACCATAATATCGCCGATGTCGTCAACGACAGACTCGCCTTTACAGATATGGTCGGATAACTCACCAACCTCCTGAATTAGCTTCGCTAGCTGATCTTTGTCACTGGAACCATGAATCAGGTTTCGGTCTAGATGCCATTGCTGGACCTTTGCCTCTATAAAATCGATCGTATGGTCCCAAGGAACCGGCGTCCTGTCATAGTCCATGCCCATATCCATGCCTGGTCTGGGATTCCAATTATAAATGCTCTCGTATTCGCTCATATTTACTTTCCTTGTGTAGTTAAATGTGTAGTTCAGTGTGTAGCTCAGTGTGTAGTTTCAACTTTAGGACCACGTTTATATGCTGGGTATCCGTCCATAGTCAGGACTGGGTTACCGTCTTCGTCCACACGGAACCGCTCAGGGCTAAGATTGAACTCATGCCATCTACTGTCGTCCGTGCCAGAAAAATCTGCGCCTACGATAGTAGGGGGCGATTTCGGTGTAGACATTTGCTCTTCGGATAGACCACCGTTATCCATCGAATCCTTCCTAGCCGCCATGAAAGCGTCTGCTAATTCGTAAGCGTATTGCGCTAATTGGTAGGGGATAAACTGCATATCCATCTCTACTATTTTTGCGTATTCATGCTCGTAAATCTTCTGTGCGACAGAGTCGCGTAGTTTGGCATTGCTGCCGTTATCGAAACTCAAAATTGACATCTATGTTAATCCTATAAAACATGTTAAATTGAAGAAAAAGTAGAACTCGTAACTCATTGTTTTTAATGAACTTTTTCAAACATATTATATTTAACATAATATATGTTTGATTGGTTCTCATCAATATATACGGTAAATCCGCATATATTAAGTGTGAAAGGGTCAGCTACGACCACTTCACCATCCCTTCAAAACCCTGCACTGCCTTGCGTTTTTGCTCATCTTTTATGTGAACATAACGCTGCAACATTGCAGTATTCGACCAGCCCCCAAGCTGCTGGATCACCATCTCCGGAACCTCGTTTCGCATGTGCCATGAAGCAAACGTGTGCCTCAAAGTATGGAAGCATGTTCCTTGTGGAAGTCCGGCTCTTACTACCGCTCTTCGCCAAGCCCCATCGCAAACATTAACGCTGGGTTTGTTGGTCCGATCTTTTGCAAAAACAAATTCAGACCGGCGAATGCCGTCACTTTCCCTTCTCTCTGCGCGAACCAGACGTCTGAGAATTACATCTCTTGCGTCAGCATTCAGTACCGTCCGGAACTTTTTACCGTTCTTGGTTTTGATACTTTCTATACTGATTTCCCAGTAGTCTTTCTCAAGCTGGTCCCAACGAAGGTGTGAGCAATTGGTCTTTCGTAGTCCGGTGTTCACACCAAACATAACCAAATCTCTTCTCCATGGGTCCAACTCACTGATCAGCGACTCGACCTCACTAGGTTCGAGGAACTGGTCTCGCTCTTCACCTTTCGGAACTTTAATTACCGGAACTTTCTCAAGCTTCCCAGCTTCATTCGCCCATCTAAGTAATGCTTTGAGATATCCAAGATGGTTGCTAATCGTAGACTTAGCGTAAAGACCACCAGTCCTGGTTCTTCTGGTTGCTAACCAGTGATGCAGGTCGTCGATAAACATTCTGTCGATTTCGTTCAAAGGCTTATCACCAATGAATTCCTTCAATCGTTTTAGAACGCTTATCTTATTGGCGTCAGGCGCTCTGCCTTTGTCCGAAAGCTTTCGCTCATACCGCTCTGCGGCTTCGATAAAACTCATTTCACTCATCAATCAATCTCCAAATTGATAAGTTCTACTCTTTCTTCTTCGGTGACTATACCCCAGTGAGGGCGTAGATTGCGAATCGCAAGATCTCGAACTCTTTGTTTTAACTCATGCTCTGTCATATGACGATCTTCGACTATCCAGATGTGATTGCCGCTATCGTCTGTAGCAAACTTATTTGATCGACCGTTTACTCGTTTCCGATGAACTGGTCTCCAATATTTCCTTGCGAACAAAACCCAAACCGGATCTGGAGAGGGGTCTTGCGTAAACCCTAAAGGATTCTTCAGAACGTCTTGACTCACTACTGAACCGTAGGCTCGTCGCCTGAATCTTTTGCCATAGGCTCTGGCAGCAATTTCCTCATATCGCGTTCCATATCTTTCACTCCGCGAGTGATAGCCTCCATGGTCGCAGACATCTGACCGATAGCGTCATTAGCTCTCTGAATCTTAATGATCAAATCCACACCTAACTGCGGAATGTCCGAAACTAAATATTTTTCCCCATCTAAAACAAGGTGTTGTTGCTCTTCCATTTCTTTCCCTTTTTTCTAATGCCCCGTCTAGAGCGATGTACTAAAACTGACTTTGGACAATCGAAGCTCCAGAGAGCGTCGAGGGCGTGAAGGTGAGCGTCGATCTGCATGATCTCCCCGCAACTAGCACAACTAGCCTCATCAGTTTTGTGGTTACTTTTTTCAATCGCCAATAGGCGGATATCTGTGTCGATCTTTTCTAAAGTGATCACATGGTTCAGTCGCATATCCTCTTCCGTAACTTGCTTTTCCCCACTGGAAATAACACTAACGATTGCGTAACTTGGCACGCCTCTAGTTATCCGTCCGACGTAGAACTTAAAGTCATAAGTCTTCTCTAAGTTATCTACGTCGAGGTTTTTGCCAAGATAGATTGACTGATGCGTATGTGTTCTCAGCTTCAGCATTTAAAAAGGAATGTCTTCCGCAAATGGATCTTCTGCTGGCTGTGCTGGCGCGGCTACGGGCGCTCGTTGAGCAGGTAGGTCGCCGTTTTTCTTATAGTCCTTGAACGCTCCAGACTCTTTCGTCCAGATATCTTGGAGTTTAATTACGCCTAAGCCGCTGCTCGTGGTGTCCCTGTAGCCCTTCCAATTAAGCCTCACAGATTGACCCTCTCCGGCATCCACCATGGTTTGCAGGTAGTTAACTAGGATCTGGTCGACCATTAAAAAACCATCATGCGTCGGCGTGGGGGCGTCCTTTAAAAAAGCTGTGTTGCCACCCTTGGCGGCTTGTGCGTCCATTCGAGCCCGTTCAGCCTCGACCTTCTCTTTGGGCAGTTGATAAATTCGTGCGTTTCCTGCGTGTACTTCAAAATTACTCATTGGTTTCCTCTAAGATTATTTTTGCTCTCTTGGTATCGCTCCGGCGGAAGTCGTCGGATCGTTTACCTTGTTTAGCGAGCAGATCCTCGCCATCAACAGCATCAAAAGCTTTGGAATAATCGATCGTTCCTTTACTTTTAATGATCTGTATTTTTACGGTTCCGTTGGTCACGGATGCGTCGTACTTATCGCCCATAGATTTTCTGAGCGTTTCGATTTCTTGTTTGATTTCAGCGACCCGTTTTAGCTGCGGTTCGATCGAAGCATCAATTTCTTTTTGCTCAAACGACAGTTCTTGTATGCGGTCTATATCGGCGTCTTGCACGTCTTTATATTTAGAGGAATCGTTATCGTCTAAATACTTTGCCGCTGTTTTAGGGTCGTTAGCCTCATCGAATGCGTGGTTTAACCATGCGTGATAGAGGTCCAATCGAGTGACTTTATCGACTCTTGGTTTAGGCATCAGTCGACCAGGCAACATCTCCGTAAGCCAGTTTGGATTTCGTTTTAGCTCATCGATGTGATAGACGTCGGGGCTGATATAGCAGACGAAGTACAAGTGATCGAGGTCGCAGACTTCCATGTGATGCATGCACTGCGTAAGATATTGGGGTTTATCGTGAACAGAGTAGGGCTGCTTTGTGTACTTCGTGAAGGGGCATTTAACCTCACCGCCGCTGGACAAGCCCCATCGCCTGTCGATTGAACTCATGAGCCAGTCGTGCGCTCTGTGAATTTGGTAGGGCTGATCCCACCCTCGATCGCCAATGCCCTTTAATTCTTCAAACCATTCAATCGCGATAGGCTCTGTCTTCGTTCCGTGCGCTACCGCTGGTATATGACTAAGGTCTTCGTGTATCCCATGAATCGAGCGCACTTTTTTGCGAAGCCACTGCTGCTGTGACTCGTGTGGATTGACGCCCTCAATAGAGCCAGTATCAGTGCTTGTGACCATCCTTGGTCGCATTTCAAGCCATTCTTTATCACCTTGCTGCATTGTTAACCTCCCAGTTTTTCTCCTTGCATAGGGAAGTCCATCGGGCTGAGGTGTCGTCGTCTAGCTCAGTACCTTTGATGGCGGTTTTATATTTGGTTGCAGCCGTGTGAGCTTCTTCTCTAGTGGTGTGCTTTTGAACATCAGCCCACATAGCAGTCCTCGGATCTTGTTTCGACCCATCCTTCTTCTTAGCTACGGTCTTAGCTTTAGTAGGCGCTTCTACGGGCGCGTCCTCGCCGTACAGGGTGCAACCCAACCCGAATTCAGCTAATGCCCTCGTGCGCAGCCGCAGCTTGGTATTGTGAACGTCAGCAGCATTTGGGTTAGTGATTAGCTCAAAAGAATTGGCTTTGTAAATTGGAAGGCTAGTTTTGATGGTTTCGTTTGCGATCGTCATGTTGATCGAAACGTATCCAGTGCCGTCTGGCATGAGAAAATAATCCAGCCCCTCGAAAGATTTTTCAAACTCAAAAAAATAATCAGGGAATCTAGAAATAACTTCTTGGTGTGCGTCCATCCAGTTGAGGTATTTATAACCCTCATCGTTTGTACGCAGAAGTGGATTGATATCCACGTTTGAAAGTGTTCTGAAAACGTATGACATTGGCTCCTCCTAATTGCTTAGGAGAAGCGTATCAAACTATAACGGAAAATAAAACGCTAAATTAGGAAAAAATGTTCGATTACGCTAGATTCTAGTTCGAGATCTGCTTTTTTAGAACGATCCAACAAGTCTCTAGCGCTTTTTTCAAACATTATTGTCGTCACGAAAGTAGACCCCTCAAAGGTTTTCGCTCGGTGCATGACGGAAACGAACACCAAATAGTTCTGTGTGTCGTTTACCGTGCGCCTCAAGCAGTGCGACTGTCCGCCATAAACCTCGCAACAAATATCGCTCATAGCTTTTTTGTTTCGCGCTCCGTCTATATCGATAGACGTGAAACCTTCATATATCTGGTGTACGGTTTTGCTTTTTTTATATCGGTGTACCTCGTTATCGCTTGAAATTACCGTGTAATTTGAGTCAGTGATAAACGTATAAACAGAATGATTCTCTCTATCGAGCGTAGTCCATACTTCTTTATCCTCTGACCCTATCGGCTCACGGTAATTCGCGAACTTAACAGTTTCTAGATTTGGAGTGTAAATATAACTCTTTCTGAAATTAGCAAAATTATTTAGCACTTCTACCATATCTGGCATTCCATCCTCCCATATCCCTATTTTATTTTTATTTTTATTCGCTTATTTTGGAGATCACTGTAAGCGTTTCGGCGATCGCCTTCTGCGATGCTTTTTCGCTATAGACTAAAGCGACGAGGTCTGTACGCTTCCTCATACTGAGCGTATTACCAGCGCTTTCAAACGCACTCACTGTCTGCAACGCCTCGTTCAATCGCTCCTTATCGAGCGTTTCAATCGGCGAGCCATCGCTGCGCTCACCACTGACCCAGTAGTTCATATCTATGCCGTAGCGTTTACAGAATTGATGCATTAAACCAGGATCTTTTGGTAGCGCACCAGACAGCCATCTAAAAATGGTAGTCGGGCTGCAACCTAGCTCCTTCGCTATTGCTGCTTTGTTGTAAAAACTAACTTTGTTTCTGCTGAGTTCAGATTCTAGTCTGCCTTTCACTTCTTCAGGCAAATATGGTGTTTTGCTTTGTGAAGTCATNTTTTCCTACCCCCGTAGGTTGGTTTTAATTTNNAAACGGTTTACTCGTTTCATTTGCCACTTCTTGACGCTATCACCTGAAACAGTTCCAAAGCAAGATTTTATTTCGCAATTAGAACTTTAACTGCGTCAGACCCCTTGAATCTGCTGAATCATTTGTCGTATGATCNTCAAACGATAGCGGGGTTTAAGAGGAAGTTTAGTTGGATTATTCAGAAAAGGCAGGAATATTGTCGGCGGTTACAAAACCGATTTCACTCGAATCATTAGGTTTGTTGGTCTGGTTAAGCCAGCAAAGTAAAGCATTCAACGTATCTATCCGAAGTCTCTCAGCNNGACACGGCAAATGCAAAACAAAGATATCCAGCATGTTGGATGAATTAATCGAGACTGGTTGTCTTGAGCGGATAGACCGCTTTTCTAAAGGTAAACGCTCATCTGAATACCATGTCCTTCTCACAGGGACGTGTCCTTCTCAGAAGGACAATATAGATATACCTATAGTTAAAAGTAAAACAAAGAGTAAGAGTTTAACTATTAGCGATGCTATAGAAATGCGTCCGGAGTCTATTCCTGAAGGCAAGTGGGCAGAGTATTGGGAGTACAGATTCGCCAGCAACAAACCTAAAACGAAACAAACGATCAAACTCAATGGTGGCGTCATGGAGTTAGCTCAGAAGCAGGGCATTCTGTCTGAGCTTGTGGACACAGCGATCGGGAATGGTTGGGCTGGACTACAGAAAAGATATCTAGAAGGTATCGCAGATCAAGCGAAGAAAAGCCAAGCGATAGACAATCAGTTTCGAGGTGTTGAATGAACATTCTCGAAGTCAAACAACAACTGGCGGACCAAGCTGACCAGATAGCTGCTGACCTACTGCCACTCGGCAAACGTGATGGCAAGAATTGGCGAAACGGATCGACTGATCCGAGTGATCCTGGTCAAAGCCTTGCGGTGTTTATCGATGGCAGTACTGCTGGGCAGTGGAAAGACTTCGCGACTGACCAAAGCGGGGACTTACTTGATCTGATCATGGAGGTCCGAGGCATTAGCCTGAAGGATGCGCTCGACTATGCGGTAACTGAGTACCGCTTAGACGTCGAGAAGCCTTACGTTAAAAAAATTCAACGGGCGGAAAAACCTAAAACCCCCGCGAGGGTACCTGACCGCTCGAATACGGGACTTGGCAGAACTTTCCTCCAAGATCGTGGATTCACGGACGTAGACAATCTGTTCAGCACCTACGGACTTAGAGAGATCGAGGCTGAGAATGCAAGTAACGGGGAGGTAGACCTATGCCTTCCATACGAGCACTTCACTGGACTACTGACTACTAAGCGCAGGGTCATAAATCACAAGCTCTACGGCTCCAGCAAAACGAAGTTCATTGCTGCCGGTAACCAACTATGTCTGTTTGGTTGGCAGACGATCAGTGATAACGATCGAGAGGTGGTCATCTGCGAGGGTGAGTTCGACCAGATGGTACTCAGCCAAGAGTGTGGCATCCCTGCACTGAGCATTCCCACTGGGGCTGCTGGTGGATCGTGGCTCGACTTTGAGTACGACAACCTTGCCCGATTCGAGAACGTGTTTATCTGCTATGACCCTGATGCTGCCGGTCAAAAGGGTGCGAAGGAGTTAGCCCAAAAGATCGGGCAACGCGCCCGAATAATGAAACTTCCTGACGGCGATCCAAACGACTTACTGAAAAAGCATGGCAAAGCTGGCTGCGTGAAGATCGTGCGCGACGCACTGGAAGAGGCGCGTTGGGGTAGCACCGATAAAATAAAAAACGTATCTGAATTTAACGACGCAGTGCTTGCACGATTCGATCCTGATGCTGACGAAGAAGCAGGTTGGTCGACGCACTGGGGCAAGGCGCAAGGCAAGCTGTTCTTCCGTCGAGGTGAGCTCATCATCATGAACGGCGTCAACGGTCACGGCAAATCGATGGTGGCATCTCAGCTATTACTAGACGCTGCATTAGCCGGTGAAAAATGTTGTGTAGCTAGTATGGAAATGAGGGAAGACCGTCTGCTTGAGCGAATGATTAAGCAATGCGGCAACACAGGAAACCCGACAATCGAATGGGTGCAAAAGAATTTCGACTGGATCAGTGAGTGGATGTACCTCTACGTCGACATCGCTGCTAGAGGGAAGACGAAGGAAGAGATCCTCCTCGACAGTCTCGACTACGCTTGGCGTAGATACGGCTGCACAACATTCCTGATCGACAGTCTCCAGCTTTGCGGCAACTTCGAGGAAAACCTTAACGGTCAACAAGCCTTCATCTCCAAGCTTGTCGAATTCAAGCTAGAGCGCGACGTCACTATCTTTTTAATTACCCATGCGAAAAAAAGCCCAGATGAATACCAGATGGGCGGCAAGTGGGACATTAAAGGATCGTCAGGCATCTCAGATTTAGCCGACCAAGTATTTACCGTCTTCAGAAACAAGCGCAAAGAAGAGCACCTCGATTTAGTTGAGAGAGGGTTCGATGAAGCCAATCAAAAAATTGTGGACATGGCTGATAGCTATCTGATCTGCCACAAAAATCGTCATGGACATTGGGAAGGCAAGATGGGTTTCTATTTCAACCCTAAAACTTTCCGTTACGAATCGTCTGCAACCATGAAAAGCCGTGACTATTTGGAGATGAGAAATGATAAACGCTGAAGAAAACTACGCACATAAATTGCGCGGTGCTGGAGAAAGAAATGCCAAAGCGGAGCAGGGCGTCGCAGTTGCGGAAGCAGAGGTCAAGATGGTTGTCGCAAAGTCAAAAGTCACAGCCAGCATGCGCGGACACAAAAGCAATGCAGCCCAAGAAAATTTTGCAGACGAACAGCAAGACGTCTTCGACGCAAGACTGCGGGTTGGAGTTGCCAAAGGTGAGTTAGCTGCTGCGAGAACTGAAGTGCTGGCTTGTCGAATGGAGTTTGACGAATGGCGCACAAAGATGGCGACTCTGAGAAAAGAACAGGAGATTTACAGAGCATGAACGAAAGTCAGAAATTTTACATACGAATCGCAGTCCAACTTCATAAAGACGACGTCGCGGACATGGATGACTTCGACGCAGAACTGAATAATTTCGTTCACGATAACTTAGTCGACATAATTCAGAACCCTTTGACAGATATTTTTGAACT